GTATGGTATAATGACTAGACCTCGTAGTTCTATTTGGGACTACAACCCAGCAAGACAAAACTCTGGCTTTCAAATGTCAGACTCAACTTTTGGCTATTAGATGCGCACTTGTAATGTTTGTAAAGTAGATAAAGAATTAGATGCTTATCATAATTGTAAGTCTTTTCCTTTAGGTAAAGTTTACACTTGTAAAGAGTGTGCAAAACAAAAGACACGTAATTGGTCTATAGTTAATCCTAATAGAAAAAAAGAAACAGCAAGAAAAGAATACAAAAAGAATAAACATGTTTATATTGCAAGAGTAGCAAAAAGAAAAGCCGCTAAACTAAAAGCTACACCTTCTTGGTTGACTGAGAAACAGTTAAATGATATAAATACGATATACAAAGCCTGTGCTAAAATAACAGAACGTACAGGAAAAGCACACCACGTGGATCATATAATACCCTTACAAGGTGTAGATGTATGTGGACTTCATGTTCCGTGGAACTTAGCTATTCTGCCAGCAAGCATGAATCTAGCTAAACATAATAAACATAATAGTTGGGATACTAAGCAATGGCAGAAATAGACGATCTTTCCTTTGAGACAGACGAAGTAGTAGCTGCAGAATCTAGTGAAGACAATATGTTTGCTAGCTTGAACGGCATTGTAACATTCGTAAATGATCGCTTTAAACGTGCAGAGGATGCGCGACTAGGTGATGAGGAACGCTGGCTACGCTCTTACCGAAACTACCGTGGCATATATGGTCCAGAGGTACAGTTTACGTCTAGTGAAAAATCTAAGATGTTTGTTAAGGTTACTAAGACTAAAACTCTTGCAGCATATGGGCAGATTGTAGATGTACTCTTTGGAAACAACAAGTTTCCTTTATCTGTAGAACCTTCTGTTTTACCTGATGGTGTAGCAGAATCCGTACACATTAACGTTGATCCTAATGCTGGCCCAGCGCAAGGAGCACTAGCAGAAGCCTTTGGCGCAGAATTACCTAAGCCTTACTTGATTGGTCCTGACACAAAGCTACAACCTGGTGAAACACGAACTTCTCTTATGAAGCGCTTGGGTGGCCTTGAAAGAAAGCTAACCCCTGTAAGCGACAAGATTATTGAGGGTGATGGCACTACACCTACAAGCGTTACCTTCCATCCTGCTATGGTAGCAGCTAAGAAGATGGAAAAGAAAATACACGATCAACTAAACGAAAGCGGAGCATCAAAGCATTTACGTAGCATGGCATTTGAGATGGCATTGCTAGGCACGGGTGTTATGAAGGGTCCGTTTGCTGTAGATAAAGAGTATCCTAACTGGAATGAAGAGGGTGACTACGATCCTTTAATCAAGACTGTTCCTTCTACTAATCACGTATCTGTGTGGAACTTTTATCCTGATCCTGAATCTACAAGCATGGATGACGCAGAGTATGTAGTAGAGCGTCACAAGATGTCCCGTAATCAGCTACGTGCTCTACGTGGGCGTCCTTACTTTATTGATGACTCAATTCAGCTAGCCATTGATAAAGGTTCTGACTATGTGCGTAAGCACTGGGAAATGAAGATGGAGGATGATGATACACGTCCTTCTGACAGTGAGCGCTGGGAGGTGTTAGAGTTCTGGGGCTTTGTTGATACAGATTTACTAGAAGAGAATGGGATTAACATACCACGTGACTTACGTGATCTACCAGAAGTAAATGCTAATATATGGATTGTTAACGGTGAGATTATACGCTGTGTGCTAAACCCATTTAAACCATCACGTATTCCTTATTATGCTGTACCATACGAGCATAACCCATACAGCTTCTTTGGTGTAGGTATTGCAGAGAATATGGATGATACACAAACATTGATGAACGGTTTCATGCGAATGGCTGTTGACAATGCTGTATTATCTGGTAATCTACTGATTGAGATAGATGAAACCAACCTCGTACCAGGTCAAGACTTATCCGTGTATCCAGGCAAGGTGTTCCGTAGACAAGGTGGAGCGCCGGGTCAAGCTATCTTTGGTACTAAGTTCCCCAATGTGGCTGCAGAGAATATGCAACTCTTTGATAAAGCTAGGGTTTTGGCTGACGAGAGTACTGGATTCCCAAGCTTTGCACACGGGCAAACAGGAGTATCAGGAGTGGGAAGGACTGCTTCTGGCATTTCTATGCTTATGTCTGCAGCTAATGGTTCTATTCGGTCTGTAGTAAAGAACGTAGATGATTACCTTCTAGCACCTATGGGTCGTGCATTCTTCGCATTTAACATGCAGTTTGACTATGATGAAGACATCAAGGGTGACCTAGAGGTTATGGCTAACGGTACTGAAAGCTTGATGGCTAACGAAGTACGCTCCCAGCGCCTAATGCAATTCTTGGGTGTAGTACAGAACCCAGCACTAGCACCCTTTGCTAAGATGGATTACATCATTCGTGAGATCGCTAAGAGCATGGACCTTGATCCTAATAAAGTTACTAACTCTATGCAGGATGCAGCTATCCAAGCTGAGATTCTTAAAGGGTTCCAACAACCTGCTCCACCACCGCCTGAAGCTGCGGGTGGCCCAGCGCCAGTAGGACAAGAAGGTGCAGCATTACCAGCAGGTGCGGTAGCACAAGATCAGACAGGAGCAGGTGGCGGAACTATAGGTACAGGAGTAGCACCAGCACCAGGAGAACAAGGATTCTCAGGTAATGTCGCTTAAGTCTTTCGTAAATAACAAGGGCGAATGGGACGCATTCTGTGAAGAGATTAATAATCAAATAGCAGAATTACACAAACGCTTGGAACAGTCTGAGAATGTAAATGATATATACCAAACACAAGGAGGTATACGTGCTTTACGTAGACTCATGTATTTAAGGGACAAAGTTAATGGCATTAAATGAAGACGATCAAACAGAAATAGTATTTAAGACACGGCGCAATCAAGTAGATCCTGTGTCAGGCAATGAAGTACCGCCAGGTTCTCTACCTGAAGAGGTACGTGATGACATACCTGCAATGTTAAGTGAAGGTGAATATGTTGTCCCTGCTGATGTTCTACGTTACTATGGCATGAAGTTCTTTGAGGATCTACGTGAACAGGCCAAGATTGGTATGTCTGAAATGGAAGCTAATGGTCGTATCGGTGGTGAGCCTGTTGAAGTAGAAGGCGATAGTGGTATCTCGGATGAAGAGGTTGCGGCTATGATGCTGCAAGACTTATCACGAACTCAAACGGGGGCTGCTCAAGGAGGTCTTATGGGTTTCCAAGCAGGAGGTCTAAACTTCCCTGAATATATCAAGCAACCTGATATAACACAGTTCAGACCTAGTGGTCCTGACTTTGCTGGTGGCCTAGAATATCGTGTGTACGTAAATGATCAAGGTATGAAAATTACTATCCCGTTTTTTAATGGACAGCCTATGGCTATGATACCGCCAGGCTATACCCTAGAAGGAACACAAACTAAACCAGAGGCAAAAAAAGTTGATGATTCTTCTAGAGATAGAGATGATAAAGACCCACCAGAAAGAAAACCTCCAGATTATAGCAATTTGTCTATTGAAGAATTGGAAGGTAGGATTCAAGGGCTTAAAGATAAAACGACAACAGAAGGCAAGATTTCTTCGTTTATAGATAGCATACCAATTATTGCTGGCATAAATATGTTGGCAGGAACAACTAACACGCAAAAACAAATAGAAATGTACCAAGCAGAATTAGATAGTAGAAAATCAAGAGTCGATACAGAGCCAAGTGATAAGGGTTCTAAGTTTATTGTTCCTACTGATCCTGCTGATATTAAAGCTATGGAAGATGCCGCTCCAAGGGGTTATACATATAACCCAGATACAGGGTCTTACACAACAGACGACACTACACCAGATGAATCACCAAGACCAAGGTCAAGGCCTAGCTCTAGTTCTGGTAACGGTACTCAATCTGATTCTAGTGGCTCAGACTCCCAGAGTTTTGGTGAAGCCTTTGCAGCAGCACGTGCTGAACAAGGTCCAGGTGGTACTTTCCCATATAAAGGTAAGACCTATTCTACAAACACTGCTGAAGATGAGAAAAATAAATCTAACCCAAGTGGTTCCACCTAAAATTATTGGACCCGATCCATATAACTATAAGGATACCCAGTTACGACTGGCCCCAACATAAGGAGTAAGAAATGGTTGAAACTCAATTAATACAAACTAACTCTGCGTCACATCAACGTAATGCTAATCGTGTCGCACAAGATGAGGCAGAACTAAGGGAACTGCTTAAACAGGCAGGTGTTATTCAAGATGAAGAAGCACAAGAAGAAGAAGAGCAAGTTGCTGAAGCGCAACCCCGTAGCCCAAAGCCTAGCGCAGAGCCAGTACAGGCAGAGAGTAGTGCCAAACAAAAAGAAGAACCTAAAGCTGAAGCACAAGAAAGCGATGATAGCTTAAGTGCTGAAGAGAAGACGTTCAAGCAAAGATATGCTGACATTCAGCGTCACATGCAGAAGACAGCAGATCAACATAAAGAAGAGATTGAAAAGCTAAAGAAACAACTTGACGCAGCTACTAAGAATGAGCTTGTACTACCTAAGTCAGAAAACGAGGTAGAGGCTTGGGCTAAGAAGTACCCTGATGTAGCGGGTATTGTCGAAGCTATAGCAGATAAGAAGGCCAGAGAGCGTTCATCTGATCTTGACGGTAGGCTAAAAGAGATTGAAGAGTTACGCATCGTAGCTAAACGTGAAAAGGCCGAAGCTGAACTTGCTGCATTACATCCTGACTTTGATGCTATTCGTTCAGATGATACTTTCCATGATTGGGCTAAAGAACAGCCTAAGTGGGTGCAGGATGCTCTGTATGAAAACATAGAAGACGCTAAGTCTGTAGCTCGTGTAATTGACCTATATAAAGTTGACAAAGGTATCTCGTCTAAACCTAAGAAACCTAGCAGTGACAAAAGTGCAGCAACTTCTGTGATGGCAAAGCGTACAGCTACACCTGACTATGACGAGGCTGCGGGTTACATACGAGAATCACAAGTAGCTAAAATGACTATTAAAGAATACGAGAAGCGCATGGAAGAGATTATGGAAGCTCAGCGCTCTGGTAAGTTTATTTATGATATATCTAAGAAATAACTTGACAACAAAACAATCATAAGTAAAACTATAGTATATACACCAAATAAGTGTGTATGCTTTTATAAGCACTAGCCACAACAAAGAACTACCTCTGAGTAAAGGCCCAGCGCTGATAGGAAGGCCACCCTTGATGCATAGCTGACTACCCTGAAATGATGAGCCTCTTTAGTGGATATGTAGTGTCAAACTTCACGCCATATCTATAAGGAGAAATTAACTATGGCTATAGCACTTGCCTCTGGCAAAACTGGATTTGACGGCAACTTCAGCCCGATTATCTATTCCAAACAAGCACAGATCGCTCTACGCAAGGCGGCTGTCTCAAATGCAATCACGAACAACTCTTATTTTGGCGAGATTGCAAACCAAGGTGATGTAGTTCGCATCCAGAAAGAACCTGACGTAACAGTCAACGCTCTTGAGCGTAAAACTGCTATCAGCGTTGAAGACCTGAATGACGAGGACTTCTCACTCACCATTGACAAAGCTAACTACTTTGCTTTCAAAATGGATGACATTGAAGATCAATTCTCAAGTGTTGATTACGTTTCCCTTGCTGCTGATCGTGCAGCATATAAAATGGCAGACGCAATGGACGCAGACATTCTGTCATACATGTCAGGCCACACAACCGCTGGTGTTTTGATTACGACAACATCTGGCGACGCACAGCATGACACAGCAGGTAACTTGACTGGTGAATTTTTGACTGCCAATCATCTTACTATGGCTGACATTGGTCACATCACAACTTCAGCATCTGCAGGTACAACAGGTGACTCAATCCCACTAACCTCACGTCTTCCAGGCGCGACTGCATTGTCAACCACAACGACTTCACCACTAACGGTGGTAGCACGTATGGCACGTACAATGGACGTAGCAAATGTAGACTCACGTGGACGGTGGATTGTTGTTGATCCTGTGTTCATGGAGATCTTGAAAGACGAAGATTCACGTCTATTGCAATCTGATTGGGGTGGCAATGGCTTGATGAACGGCTTGGTATTGAATAACTTACACGGTTTCCGTGTGTATGTTTCAAATAACTTGCCTTCAGCGGGTACTGGACCAGGAACTTCAGGTGCAACTGCACAGGATGATAACTATGGTGTTGTCGTTGCTGGACAGGACGATGCTGTTGCTTCTGCTGAGCAGATCAACAAAGTCGAGAACTATCGTGATCCTGACTCATTCGCAGACATCGTGCGTGGTATGCACCTCTACGGAAGAAAAATTCTTCGCCCAGAAGCACTTGTAACAGCACGTTACAACGCTGCTTAATATTACATAGACTGTTGGGCTGGCTTTGTCAAGAGGCTGGCCCTTCAGCACATTTAAAATGTAAGGTTTTTTAATGGCTACGTATGTAACACTTGTAAATGAAGTACTTCGCCGCATGAATGAAGTACAGTTAGACACAGGGGGCAATGGCTTCTCTGATGTACGTAACCTACAAGCATTGGCTAAGGATGCCGTAAATGCTAGTATAAGAGAGATATTGCAAACCTCACAGGAGTGGCCTTTTACTCTTGTGACGTACACTCAAACACTATCTTCAGGTGTAGGAACTTATGCTTTTCCTTCTGACTACTCCAAGGCAGATTGGGATACGTTTTACATTAAGAAGCTAGTATCTACAAGTAATGATCCTGGAAGATTACCCGTAATAACTTATAATGATTACATTAGATACCATCGCGCTATAGAAGACGCTTCAAGTACAAATGGCTACTCAACGCCTAATATAGTTTACCAAACACAAGATACTAAGTTTGGCGTAACACCTCTTCCTGATGAAGCGTATGAAATAGAGTACCGTTATTGGAAGTTTCCTTCAGACTTAACTGTGTATAATGATACTTGTATTATTCCTGATAGGTTTAACACTGTCATAGTTGATGGCGCAGTTATGTACTTAATGCGGTTTAGGGCAAATGAACAAGGTGGAGCTATACATCAACAGAAGTTTGAGAATGGTATTGATAACATGCGGCGTTTATTACTAGACTCACCTATGTATGTGACTTCTACTGTTTTAACGGGATACCATTTTAACTCTAATACAGGCACTAAATAATGCCAGATAATCTGCGTACATTTGCTTCTCCTTGTCAGGGAGGATTAGTAATTAATACAGATCCTCTTACACAGGGGGGTCAGCTTTCAGGTACAGCTATACGTATGATTAATTATGAACCCGCCCTTGATGGTGGGTATCGTCGTATAAGCGGATACACACGAGCATACGGTGAACTAACTGGTTTAGCTAATTCACCCGTTTTGGGAGTACATGTTTCAGCAAGTATTAACCAAGGCATCTTTGCTGCACGTAAACCCACGTCAGGAAATAATTATTTACATTGGTACAATCACTACTATGATGTATCGTTGGGCACGGGTGAAGGATCTGGTTTTACAGTAGGTGAAACTGTAACAGGTGTTGTTAGTTCAGGAGATAGTACTGCAGTAGCAGCTACAGGTACAGTTATATCTAAAACAGCAGATGCTCTTGTAATTGACTTTGGTAAGTTGCCAGATAATATATTTGCTACAGGCAATGTTTTAACAGGCGGTACATCTTCTGCTACAGGTACGGTGCAATCAACCCCTACTGTTAAAGGGTGGCAAGCAATAACCACTTCAGGCTCACCTACAATGACAGGTGTTAGTAAAGTTAGGTTTGAAAGTTTTAATTGGGGAACACCTAAGTTTGTTGTTGTGGATGGAGTCAACCCTGCCGCTACGTGGGACGGTACTACTTATACACAACTTAATACAGGCAGCGTACCCTCTGCGCCTAGTTTAGCTGCAGCG